TCGCGCCGCCGCTGACCGACGAATTTCACGTCGAGAACGCTGGGATGGGAGTGCTCGTCGGTGGCCCGGTCGAGATCAAGGTAGAGATTCCCGTGCGGCCTCCGAACGCGGTCAGGGAAGATTGCGGCATGGATATGCCGGTCCAGGTCGAGGAAAACGGCGTGCTTGTCGAAAAGATGGTGCCCGCGGCAAGGTACAAGACGAAGCTGAAGGCTGGGCAGTCGTACCCGCGCGTCGCCAACATGGACGTTCCTGCGTTTCAGGGCAAGTTCGACGTGAGCGACGATCTGGTAGCCGATTACGGGCTTCAAACGAGGTAGCGATGCCACCGGCGAAGTTCAAACCGAAGCGCGACAAATCGAATGCGGCGAAAACTGCCGCCGCGCTCGCACGCCTCAAAGCGCGATGGGAGGTTGACCATGAAGACGAAGACTGGGAGCCGGAAAAAGAGCCGATCATCACGCCCATGCTCAAAGGAGTCGAGGGAGGAATCGCTCATGTACTTGAGGCGCTGCGGGCTCACGACGACGACGACGCGCATGCGTTCATCAGTGTTTACGACGAACTTACGGCGAGCGATAGAAAAGTGCTCGGAGTCGAATCTGTTGCGTTTGCAGCGGGATTGTCTTCTCTTAGGCTTGCCGAGGTAGCTCAGACTGCACTTTTTCTTCACGGCCAGATGAAAACCAAAATGCTGCTTTCATCGGCGATGCCGAAGGTCATGCGCTCAACCATCAAAGCCGCAACGGATGAGGTTCCCATCACCGCCTACGACTTCGACCTGGGCGCGAACACGGTAGTGGGCAAGACGAACGGCGACATTCGCGCGATGGAGATGTTCCACAAGATGAGCGGAATGATGCCGATTCCGAAGGGGTCGCAGATCGCCATCCAGGTGAACGCCGCCGAAAAGGAACCCAAGACAATTGAAGCCGGCCACACATGGAAGTACCCCGAGGAGCGCCTGAAGGAGATTGTGGGCATCACCAACCCGAAGCAGCTTGATGCCCCGCGCACCGTGGCTTCCGATCACATCCACTTCGACGCGAACCGACCGATGGTCTTCGAGAGGTAGCCGTGTTTTCTAAGCGATTGGCTACCGAACAGCTTTCGCTTCTCTCCGAGGCGTCGGCGAAGTCCGAGACCGGCCTCTGGATACCCGAGTACCACTCCATTTCACAGATTGACTCGTTCAACTCCCACTTCAGAGCTCTCGCCGAAAAATCCATCTACGATAACACCGATGTCGAAGATGCGCTCGGTCCCGAGGAGCTTGCATGGATCGCCAACGAGTATCAGATTTGCGCCTGCGATGACCGCTACTGGTTCGAGAGCTACTTCTACATCAACGATGACTCGAACATCATCCGCTTCAACCCGCGCTTTTCGCAGGCCATGCTTATCGACATGTGGGCAGAGCGCGAAGAGGCTGGGTTGCCGATCGAGCAGCAAATACTTAAAGCCAGGCAGCAAGGGACATGCCTTGAGCCCAGTACTCCCGTTTTAACTTCTGATTTGCGATGGGTCCCTGTTGGGGAGATTAAGATAGGCGAATCAATTTTGGCTGTCGATGAATTTCCGCCCGGAGGAAAAGGTGCCGGACGAAAAATGCGCAAGGGAATTGTCGAAGCAAAGACTGAAGTCTTGGAGATCGCTTTCAGGCTTACATTCGAGAACGGCGACGTTCTACTATCGACTCCCTCGCACAGATGGTTGGCGAACAAATGCCGGAATAGTCCCGAGACGGCATGGAAGCAAACGAGACAATTGCGCATCGGGGATTCTGTTCGATTTATCACAGAGAAGTGGCTTGACTCTGACTACGAGGACGGATGGTTCGGTGGGTTCCTTGACGGTGAGGCTACTTTGAGGCCAAAGACTCGCGCCGGTGTGGAACTAACGATGCATCAGGTAGAGGGCAACGTTCTTCGTAGAGCGCGAAAATATCTTGCCGAAAACGGGTACAACTTCCGCGAAGAAATAGACAATCGGAATGTCTTGAATAGCACTCGCGTTGGCAATAAACCTGTGCATAGGCTAATTGTTGGACGACTGGATCAAATCATCAGGTTGATTGGAAAGACGCGTCCAGTGAGATTCCCGCAGGAGTGGTGGGATGGCAAAGAACTTCCCGGCAAAAAAGTAGGCGGAGGATGGCGAACCATCATTGCGGCCGAAATGCTTCCCCATCAGCGCATGATTGATCTGCAAACCTCAACGAAGACATTCATCGCCAACGGGTACGTCTCACATAATTCAACCGTGGTCGAGGGCGCCATCGCCAAAAAGGTAAATTTCGGCATCGGCGTGAAGGCGGCGGTGGCCTCCTACGATCAGGACGCCGGCGAGCGCATGGGCGGCATGATGGAGCTCGCCTTCAATGAGATGCCTAGCTGGATGAAGGCCAATCCCACCTCCGATCGCGCCGGATCGCTCAAGGCGTTCGCCGCGACAAATACGCGCCTGACAATTTATTCCGGCAAGAAAGCGGCCGGGATCGCCCGTGGCGATACGCCATCGGTCATTCACATCTCCGAGGTGTCCACTTTCCCCGACGCATCGAACGTCATCGAAAAGTCGCTCTTCAACGCGGTCCATCCGACGCGCAACACGTTCATGATCCTTGAATCGACCGGCAACGGGAACACGGACTGGTGGGCGCGGACATGGTATTCGAGCCGCGACTACTGGGCCTCTGGCGGGGCCAGGTTGCAGCCGGTGTTCTTCCCCTGGTTCATCGCCATTGACCTCTTCCCGACGCCCACATGGAGGCAGGAGCACCCCGTGCCGCGCGACTGGGAGCCCCTGGGCGAGACGCGCCGCATGATGGCGAAGGCGGCAGCCTACGTGCATCAGACTCCGCTCATCAGGAAGTACGCCGGTGACGATTGGCGGATGCAGGATTTTCAGGCTTACTACTGGGAGCAACAGCTACTAGAAGCGCGGCGCAAGGGAGACGAGAACGCCTGGTATCAGGAAATGCCGATGGACGACATGGAGGCGTTGCGCCCGAAAAAGGATCTCGTCTTCAATCTTCTCGAAGTCCAGAAGCAGGAAGAAACCCGGTCTCCCTACACGGTCTGGTCGATCATCGGTGAGCAAATTCAGGAGAGGTATTATCCAGATGAAACAGAAATTGATCGCAGTGTCGAACCCTTCAGGGTCAGCTACGACGGCAATATCACGGACCTTCGCGGGCGCGTGCAAAAGACGTTCTGGTGGGAGTTTGTGCCACTCAAACAGCCAAAGGAATCAGGCATCGACATCTTCGAGGCCGAGCGGCGGTGCCTCATTTTCAAGTGGCCGGAGGCCGGATACACCTATGGCATCGGGGTGGACAACTCCGGGGGGACCGGGAAAGACGGCAGCTACATCAGCGTGAACGCGAAGTCGATCTATTCGAGCGAGCCGGATTTTCAGGCGGCGTGCTTCTGGTCGAACAAGGTTGACCCGTCTCTAATTCACCCGTACATCATGGCGCTGGTCGCGCTCTACAAGATCGAGATGCCCGAAGGCAATGAGCCGATGGTGGGAATCGAGCAGGTATACGGCCTCGGCGACACGCCACAGATTCAGATGCTGTCGATGGGGTTTAACAAGCGAAATCTGTACCACTTTTCGCGGTTGGATGGAAGGAACCCGGAGGCCGACAAGAAGAGGTCGAAGCGCCTCGGCTGGTACACGACGGAGTGGAGCCGCAACTTCATGCTATCGATGTACAAGACGGCAGTCGAAAACCACTGGCGCAAGGTGAATGACCCGTTTTTGCTCAAGCAGGAGATTCCGGCGTTTCAGGTGGATAAGACGGAAAGCGGTAAGACACGGTGGGATCACGAGGACGGCAAGCGCGATGATCGCATCTTCGGAGACGGCATTTCCTACATCATCCTGAACGACACAGAATCGATGACCCGGCGCGTACAATCGAAATTCGAGGGCGAAGAAGAGGAAATTGAGCTTAATATGAATTATCCAGTCGGGATCAACTCGACGATGGAAGAGATGTTCGGAGCCGAGCTATGAGCCTCATTATTCTCCCCGGCGCGAAAAAGCCCAATGAGAACTGGGCCTACGAGAACGGCAAAGAAGTATTGTGGTGGGATGAGAATCCTTTCACGAAGCGCGTCATTCTCACTTCGCCGATGTCACCGCGCCGCCACGGGTTCAACCGGCACAAGACGGTAAGCCCGAAAGAGATGGACCGCGTGTTCGCCCAGCTCAACGCTCAGGAACACGAAGAGAACGAGAAGCTGGTCGAGAAAATCTACAATCGTGGACGGGATTACTACCTTGCGGCTCGCAGCCGGTTGACGCAGCGGCTTCTATCTGCTGATTGCAAGGAGTGGGAGAAGGCATTCATCCGCGAGTCGCTGCGCCTGATGGATGAGCGCGACCACAAGATGCAGCAAAACACGGTTTACGGTGTATCGTCGATGCAGGAAACTCCAGCGCCGATTGATGCGCCTCGCACGAGGGTGAACTGATGGCCGGTGAAAGCGAAGTAAGCTGGCAATGTCCGTTTTTTGAGGCGGAAGATTCTGCCAAGCTCGGCTTCCTCAAGCGTTGCGTGTCTCAGGGCATCGCGTGGCAGCAAGAGAACTGCAACACAACCGACATGCAGCGGGCGATGGATATTCTCGCGGGCAAGTCGGGCTCGAAGGTCTCCTCGAAGTGGTCGAAATTCACAACCGGCGACCTGAAACGCGGCATCCTCGAAATCGTTGAAACGCTTTCCGACATCCGGCCCTACTGGGGATACTCGACCGACAACAAGGCTTTCAAAGCGCAATCGGCCATGATGTCGAAGGTGGCGAAGGCGGTTTACCTCGAAGGTTTTGTTGATCGCGCCATCAAGGACGCTCTGCAATACGCGGCGGTATCTGGAGCGGGATTCATCTATCCCTACTACTCGCGGTCGATGTACGGCGCCGGGGATGGAGAGTTTGTATTCCAGGCGCTTGGCCAACCCGAAGTGCTTCCGATTCAGCTAGGCCGCGACAAGAACTATCAGAAAGCCTACATCGTGACGCTGGTCATTCCGATGGGCGTGGCCGAGGCGCACTCTCGCTTTCCCGATTACCAAAAGCATCTGACGCCGTTCGCTAACAAGCGGTACGGGCGCACCAAGGGCGGCGGCGAGGAGCGGGCCTACGATCAGAATCGCTGGCGGATGCACAAGCTCGAAGGCAAGTTGGAGCAGTACTGCGTACCTTTGAATTCGGAAATTCTGACTCGTGACGGATGGAAGAAATACAACGAAATTACTGTCGGTCAAGAGGTCATGGGCTACAACAGAGACACGCAGCTTTGTGAGTGGACAACTCTGGAAGGCGTAAATCTGTTTCAGGGCAGGGAGATTTACGAGTACGGCACCAAGGGATTTACCGTCAGATGCACCAAGGATCATCGATGGGTAGTTAGGAAGAGAACCGGGAAATACAAAAAGGACTCCTATAAAAAGGAACCAGAATTGCTGACTCTAGATGAATGCACCAAACAGAAAACTATTTTGGTGCAGTCCGCCCAAGCGCCAGATGGTCCGGGTCTACCTGTTATGGAAGTTGACGGGTATCTCAATCGCGGTCAGGGCGTGGATATGGTCCTGAAGATGACTTCAGGCGAGAGGAGAGCGTTCATTTTAGGGATGCTCTACGGAGAGGGGAATAAGCGGGTTCATCCCGAGAATTCTGAATGGAAAACGACTGAATTCTCTCAGAATCCCGGCCCTGTCTATGACGCAATGAAACTAGCGTGTGCTCTTGAGGGTATCGCAACTTCCGCGCGAACCAATGTAAAAAAGGAAAGTCCATGCCAGAGATTCACGCTGTTTCAAAACTCATATAGGGGACTCCAGAATTTCAGGAAAAAGTTAATTTCCACTGGAGAGGTTTGGTGTCCCACCACTGGTCTAGGAACGTGGGTCATGCGGCAAGGTGACGTCATCACAATCACCGGCAACTGCGATCTTTATTATTCCTACGTGCTCGATCTCCGGGTGAACCGCGGCGAAGTCGATGAACAGGGCAAGCCGATTCTGGACAAGGAAGGCAACGCCATCGGCAAAGAGTTGGAGATGGGCGAGGTTGGGACAAGCTGGTACTACAAGGTTCCCTATCTCGGCCAGAAGATCATGCGCTTCGAGGGTGGTAAGCAAGTTGAACGCACGGCGACGGAAGATGACTGCCGCGTGTATCCGCAGAGGCGCTTGCTGATTCACTGCGAGAACGCGCTGATGTACGACGGCCCTGCATTCGACTGGCACGGCATGGTGCCGCTGGTTCCGTTCTATCTCGACGAGTGGGCATGGGAGCCGACTGGGTACTCGCTCTTCAATGGGACTGCGAACACTCAGGATGCAATCGATGACCTGGTGCGCTCGGTTTATCGCGTAGCGATGGCGCGTGCGCGCCCTGGCAAGGTCTATAACATCGACATCACTACGGGAGACAAGCAAGGAAAGCTGACATCGCGGCAGGCAGAAGGCATGGACCCGTTCGACCCCGGCGTGACATGGGGCATCGACGGCGAAGTGAAAGAACCGGTGTTACGGCCTCCGATGCCGGAGTGGTGCTACAACGTTCCCGAATGGGTGATGAAGGTGGTCGAGTTCTTGCAGGCGTCGATTCTGCGGCAACTCGGCCACGACCAGATCAAGGCGCTTGAAAAGTTGCGTGGCAATATCTCGGACCCCGAAAAACTGCTGGACGCGGAAGGTCCGACAGTGCTGGGCACGTCGCGCACGATGGAGCGCAGCTTCCGAGACTTCGGCAATATGGTGAAATTCCTGATCTTGCAATACATGACGGTTGCCGAGGTGATGCAGATCGTGGGCGCGGACGGGATAGCGCCGGAGGTATTCGATTACGCGCCGGAGATGGTGATTCCCTCGCACATGCCAGGTGAGCCCACGACGCGCATCGGAGCCAACGGGCAGCCTCAGCCGGTGTCGTCGAGCGTGAGCGTATTCGACCGCGCGAAGACATTCGCGAAGAATCTCAAGTTCTTCATCACGCCGCACTCGATTCACTACATCGCGCAGGCGAAGCAGAGGCTTGACCTCTTGGCGCTGCTTGGTAAGGGTGTGCCGGTCGATCCTGAGACCATTGCGAATCAGTTCGATCTTCCCAACTGGGGATCGATTGACGGCGCGACGATTCAGGAGAAGGTGTTCAACTGGGCGAAGATGCAACTGGCGGAAAAGGCGAAGCTCGCGAAGCTCGAACTGTCGCTCGGCCTTGCTCCTCCCCCAGAGCCGGGAGACAAGCCCGGTCCCAAGCCAGGCCAAGCCGGAAGCGGCGCACCTCCCAAGAAACCCGGACAAGGTAAGGTGAAGCAAAAGGGGACAGCTAGCGGCGGCAGGGCAGTAGTCGCAACCACAAAGTGAAGGAGACCTATGAAGACGGAAACGCGCAGCCAGGTTGTACACAAAACAACAATCACCGCAGACGAGAAGAAGCCGGATGGAGGACGAGCGTTGCTGATTGAGGCGTTTGACTTCATTCGCTCAGAGCGGCAGGTAGGCAAGCTCACGGCGCAATTTGGCATCGGCGGGTCGATTTCCTCGCTCGTGTTTGAGGAGACGGACGCCATCGCGCAGAAAGACATCGAAGTCGCGGAATAAGGCCGGAAACCCAAACTCTACCCTTAACAATCAAAGAAAAAACACCAACTCATCTAGATTTTGTGGAAGTGGACGATTCTGTGTGTCTATAGTTCCAACAGGATTACCGCCCCACTGATGCACATGGTTAGCGGCTCCTCAAATCCAAACTGAGGAGAATCATCATGGCAAAAAAGCGTAGTCGCAAAAAGCTGACCGTCGTTGGCCCGCATCTGGGTGGAAAGCACAAGATGCACAAGGCCAAGGGCCGTGGCGGACGCAAGCGCGGTCGCCGGAAGAGTGCCTAACGTGGGATCGTTCCCGCCAGCCGTAACGCAGCAACCTCCGCAAGGTGGAGCCCCGCCGCAAGGCGGGGCCTCCCCCATCATCAAACTGACCATGCTCGGACAGGCGATTCAGGGACTCGCGAGAGACTTCCCCGGCGCGCAGGAAGGCATTCAGATGATGATGCAGGGATTGCAGAAGGTCCAAGCGTCGGCATCGGCTCAATCGTCCCCGCAGCAATCCGCAGCGCCGCCCCGGTAATCCTGACTAGGAGATTTCAATGACCGAACTCGAATGGTTGAAGCAACAGTCGGGACTCACGGACGACGAGCTGAAGACTTACGAAGCCGTGCTGGGCGACGGCAAGTTCAAGGCGATGCTCAAAAAGCTCGCCGATGCGAACGTGAACGCCGAGGCCGCGAAGAAGAAGGCCGAGGACGAACTGAAACAGTTCACCGACCGCTACAACAACGAATTTGTACCCACCCTGGCGGATGTGACGAAACAATCCATCGCCGACGCGGGCAAAGTTGCGGCTCTCGAAGCGAAGCTGGCTAAGGCGAAGGAGTACGGGATTGCCTTGGACGACGCGCCGAACCCGAATCCCAACCCCAACCCGAATCCAGCCGCGCCGCGTGCGCCGGGATCGCCAGACCCGAACGTGGTCACCCGCGATGATTTTGGCCGTTTCTCATCCGCGCAGGCCAGCACGCTTGTCATGCTCCAAGACCTCAATGCCGAGCACTTCGCGCTCTACGGTGCGCCGCTTGGAAACACGCAGGAGCTTGTGGACGAAGCGAATCGGCAGCGGCTCCTGGGCAATAAGACCTTCTCCGTCAAGAACGCATGGGAAGCGAAGTACAACGTCGCCGCCAAGCGCCAGGAAGTGGCGGATGCGGCGGCAAAGAAGCACGATGACGAAATTGCGGAGCGTGTACGCAAGGAAGAGCGCGAGCGTCACAGCGCGAATCCCAACACCCGCTCTGGAAACACCAGCCGATTCTCGACCTACAAGCCTTCCGAGGCGGCAGGCGACAAGAAGCCGTGGCAGGCTCCCGTTGGCAAGAGGGAGCGGAACACGCCTTGGCGCGAGAGTGCAAAACAGAAGTTGCGTGAGGCGGTTGCTGCTTAACGCTCGATAAGGAGAATCTTTGGGACGCTGGAAACAAGAACCGCAATCGCTAATGCCGACGGCAACGCCGACAGAAGCGGACGTGCAATTCTTTGCCGGGTTCTATGAAGGCGAAGGATCGGCGTGCAAGCACGGAAAGCGGAGCATTGTGGTTCAAGTTCCACAGAAAGATCCCGAAATTCTCTACCGTGCCCGTAATTTGTGGGGCGGTTCTATAAGGACGAATTCAATTGGAATATCTGCTTGGGTGATGAGTGGTGACCGAGCCCGGCGCTTCCTGATTGCGGTTTACCCGTACTTAAGTTCTCGACGCAAGGAACAAATCGAACGCGCGGGAGGACTTACTCTGAGCGGGAAAAAGTCTGCGGAAGTAGGCGGTATTTCACGGGAGAGGCAAATTGCCCGCGCTTCGATGACGAATGCCGAACGCCATCAGGAGAGCGTTTATCAATACTACCTGCGCAATAAGGAAAAGATGAACGAAAATGCCCGACGTTGGCAAAAGGAAAATCGTGGGCGCAAGAACGCCACTACGAGGGCATGGCGGCGCAGAGTAAGAGAGCAGGAAACTGTCGCTCAGATGGGCGCGGAAATTTCTGAAAGGAGTCCGCTGATTCAATAGCGGAAAACACTATGCCGACCCCCTTCGGGCCTTTGTTCCCTGAGGTTACAGCGACCACATTGAATGAAATTGTGGATTCGTATATCTACCAGAACAGCTACGTCGGGACCGCTTTTCAGCGGTACTTCCGCGCGTCGGGAGCATATGACCCGTTCTCGGGCGGCGCTGCTATGCAGGTGCCGCAGCTCTATCAGGGCGCACCTGGTGGCGCGATGTTCCCCGGCGAGGACGTGACCATCGTCCAGCAGCAGATGATTACGGCCAGCGTGTTCCAGCCGAAGTCCTACGGCAAGTATGTGTTGGTGAACGAATTCATCACTGAGGTCCAGAACAAGGGTCCGGAAGCGCGCGTCGGAATTCTGGAGTCCTACCTGAATCAGTTGATGGAGGGCATCGACTTCCAGCTTGAAGGCGATATGTTCCGCCACGGGCAAGCTGCCGGCAACGGAGTGAGCGACAACCGCCTCGCCTCGATCAACGGCATCTCCGAAGCGTTGAACGACGGCACCACGCCTTCGTGGGACGGCAACGTGTTCCCGACTTACGGCGGTCAGGCTCGCAACGGTTCGCTTGACGGCTCGATCAACTCGACTCCGATTTGGCTGGGCGACCAGAACGGCAACCCCGCGCCGCCGAACTACCAGACGCTGCTCAAGACCTACCTGACTCCGATTCAGAACGCTGGATCGAAGCTGGGCGTTACTTCGTACATCGGCTACTCGGCGATCAGCGCGAACTTCCAGCGCCAGCAGCGGTACGAGGAGCGCGACGATCACAACATCAACTGGCGCGGCATCAAGTTTGAGGATGCGACGATCTTCCAGGACGACATCGTTCCCTCAAGCTCGCCGAAGCCTTCGATTGCCGGCCTGTTTACCACGGTCAACGGAACGGCTCCTGCGCCGGGAGCGATTCAGACTGGGCAGTTCACGCTCACTGCGGCCATGCTCGGCAATCAGGGCATCAGCCAGTTGCCGAATCTTGGGTTCACGTCGAATGCGACGAAGAACGGCCTCTCCGGTGGGCTGAACACCATCGTGGTTGGCGAGCCGTTGTTCTGGCTGACCCCGGATGTGTGGAAGTACCGCGAGGCCGATGGCGCTCCGGTGAACTACTACATGATGGACCCGGCCCGGTGGCCTGAGAATCCCTGGCTGTACGTGCAGTGGCTCCGTCACGTTCTGAATTTCTACAACCCGACGCCGCGCGAAGATCAGCAGTGCTACGGGATACTCGGGTAAGCGCCCGAAGGAGAACACGTCATGGCAAGGATTTCGACACCGGCAATCTGGCTTCCGGGCTTTTTGAACGCCTGCAACAGCGCCTCATCGACGGGCGCGGGCGCGGACGCTGCGGGAAATCCCTACTTTCAGGGATTGAACCCCGGAAAAATGATCGTACTCGGCACAAATGAGGCGCAGAACGCCGCGGCTCCCGGTACGACTCTCTATGACGGCTCCTATCAGTGGGTGCAACTTGACTCGGGTGCGACCGCCGCGAACGCGACGCTCGGTATGCCGGCGTTCATCTTGCTCGACTCGGGCGCGACTCAGGGAGCGCAGCCGGAGACTGCCTACAACGTGCCCACGGTGACAACTGCGGATCGCGCGAACACGCTTGGATTGAACCCGCTGTTCTGCGGCGTGTTCATCAACCCGGCTACCATCAGCGGCGTGGCGAACGGCCCGACTCCGGGCAACTGGACGATGATCTTCGTCGGCGCGGGCCGGGTCCAGTGCAATTACGCCGGGGCAGCGACCCTGGCGCACGTTGCGGCTCCAACCGGAGGCGGCGCGGCGACGTTCACCGATTCGGCTACCGCTCCGACCAATGGGAGCGAATGGGGGCAGAACGTGCAGGCAATCGGTGCTGCAGGCCTTGGCCTCGTGTACTTCCCCGAAATCATCTTCCGCTTCGGCGGGTTCTAACGGAGAACGACAATGGCGCAGGGACTCGGTTCGTATCAGAAAATACTCGGCGCGGTGGACACGTTCGGGGGCCACTTCTGGTCCCCCGTGCTCTACAGCGGTCCCGCGAGCTACGTGCAGGGCGGGGATGGTCCTATCGACCCCAAGGCATTCGGGTTCAATAGCTCGATCTTCACCCTGATCGGATCGATTGATACAACCAACACGTACTGGGCGGTGCCGAGGCTTGTGAGCGGCGGCGTGAATCCGGTGTGGCAGATCGTGTGGCTTGTGCAGGCGACGGGACTTGAAGTGGGGGCGGGCGTGAATCTTTCGGCGGTCACCGCTGGGTTGAGTGCGATCGGGTACTAGGCTGGTTCTTGGGGAAGTAAGCTGGGGCGGCGGCCACAAACCGCCGCCCTTTTTGTTTTGGAGAGCAAATTGGCACTGATTGACATGGTGAGCGAAGTTACGGAGCTTGTTCCGGCGATGAGCCGCATTCGCGCCCGCACGCTTATCAATCGCTCGTGGAAGTATGTGCAGGATTCAATGCTCTGGAGCTTCCAACTGTCGCAGGGCGGCTTCTCGACACCGAACATCTCGACTGCCGGCTCGATCACCTGCGCTCTCGGGTCGAATCAGATCACGGGCGACGCGGCGGCATCGGCGCAGTGGCTTTCTCTTCCGCTCTACTGGTCACCCACAACGCAGCAGATCCGGGCGCAGGGGTATTCGGTCTACTCGATCATCGCGCTCGACGCGACCAATCCGAACGCGGTGGTGCTCACGCTTGACCGGCCGTTCGTTGACCCGCTGCCGTTCTTCTCGGGGGTTGGCTACCAGATGTACGGGGCTTACATACCAGCGCCGAAGGGCTTCAAACGGTGGCTCACTGTGGCGGATATGTTCGACCAATGGACGATGGATATCTGGACTTCGCGGCGCACAGAAGACCTGGTGGACCCGGCGCGGCAGATCGCATCGAATCCGTGGGCTATGCTTCCGCTCGGAGCCGACCGGCGC